TTACTATTGATCCTTCACGGATTGCTATAGTTCTTGCAGTATCTAAGAAAACTTTCTTCGATTCCAATGGTATCTCTTTTACCTTGAGATACCCAGAGGTGGCAGAATTCGTAGAGGTTACGGACATTTTCCAGATTGTTGAATTGTTTTAAAGAAAGAAATGCTTGTTGGCGTAGTGCCATGCGCTCGTCATTATACCTTAAATCATTCATCCGTCTCTTGTTCCTTCTCCATCCTGTCGATTGCAGTAGTCATCTTATCAAACAAGGTCTCAGTTCCTTGAATATTATCAAGGTGTGCAATAATACCACCTAGTTCTCTTACAACATAAGGTTTTTCTACTCTTGCTGCAAATGCAAGTGCGTCACGAAGATGGATTTCTGCCTTCTTGAGACTTTCTGATGTTTGTTCTGATAGTGCCATTAGTCTTTTTTGATTGAGTTCCAATCGTCTTGGAATAATTGCAATCCCTTGTCGGTTAGAATGTGGTTATACATCTTGCCAAATATAGCAGGGGGCATGGTAACAACGTCTGCTCCCACTGAGAAACAATCTGCAACATCCTTCACATTTCTAAGAGATGCGGCAAGGACTTGAGTTCTTGACAGGTGTTCTCTATATAGTTTCGCAATGTCCTTAACTAACCCTAAACCATCAAATGAATTATCATCAACCCTTCCTACAAATGGTGAAATATATGTAGCTCCTGCCTTTGATGCCAAGATTGCCTGTGCAACTGAGAAACACAGTGTCACGTTTACTGTGAATCCATCACTACTTAATAACTTACATGCTTTCAAACCTTCTACTGTCAGTGGCACTTTGATAGTCACATTTTGCATATCTTTGAAAGCTTGTGCTTGATTTACCATTTCAAGGGCGTCTTCTGCGACTACCTCTGCTGATATAGACTCAAAGAATGGGAACTCGCCCGCTATCTTTTTAATTGTCTCTACTGGATCTCCACCACTTTTGAGTATTAATGATGGGTTTGTTGTCACACCGTCTATGAGACCTGTTTGATTAAACTTATAGATGTCTTCAAATACGGCAGTATCAAGAAAGATTTTCATTTTTTGATTTTTTGTTCGCTTTTTTAATAAGTTTGGCGTAGAGTACGTCTTCTCTAGTATAAAGGGTCGGATTACTTTTTGCAACTTTTATTAATCTTTTCGCTGTTTTTCTTTGGGATTCAACACACATGTATCGTTTTTTCGTATCATTACTTTACTATTTAACATAGGAGATAAGTAGAAATACGCACTGGACTCAAAAGGCAAAGATTTTCTTAACTTTCTAACCATCAAAAGTTGTTTATCAAGCAAATTCATCTAGTTTTTGTTTCTATCAACTTTGCAGTTTCTATTTCATCGCTTTCGTCTGCATTTGTATGATGAGTGACTTCTTTTAGTGTCTTAAGATACTCTATAACGTGTTCTCTGATCTCCATAAGTTCATTGAAGCAGTTTTGATTATGAGCACAGCCACGAAGGTCGGGATCTGGTTTGTAAACTGATTCTGTGAAGAGATCTAATGCTCTTTGATATCTTGAGGCATCGGACTCATCTTTGCCTATTGAATTTTGGTCATGCATGATTATTTAAAGGGGTTCGGGGAGGGTTTTTCAGTACAGTATTTATCCGCACCTGTAACCGTGTTTATTTGTTCGACTGCCAACCATTGTTTTTCCATTTCTCCAGCAAGATACATAATCTTCTTATCCTTTATTTCATTCTGTTCTAGAAGATATGCAATAGTTTTTGAAAGGCTTTGTGTCTGACCTTTCTCATCTGTCAGATAAATGGAATAACTAGTCTTAAATTTACGAACTAAGTGTGCCCTCAGTATAACGTATAAAATTATGTTAGACAGTATAAAATATATCATTTTTTAGATTTCAGTGATCTCCATGTAAATTGGAGAAGAGCTCTCATAGTAGAAAGTAACGGAAATGGTCTACTTGCACCGATTTCATCAAAAACATCCATATTCAACTTAAATGCATAGTTAGCTTCGTTGATAATTAATTCACCATCAGACCAAGTGATAGGAAGATTATCTAAAGCTGTTCTATATCTGTTTTTGAAGTTGCCTGGATTGGATATTCCTTCAAATTCATAAAAAGCAAGTCCTTCTCCATTTAGGTTCATTGCTTTATTTGCAATATTCTTCAATATTTGGCCACCAGACAAGTCACCGAGATAACGTGTATAGTGATGTCCTACTAAGAACTTAGCATTGATCTTTTTAACTCTCTTGACGTAATTTTTACAGGCATCTGTAGGAGAAATGGTGTTTCTCCAATTTTTTCCCCAATAAAACTCACAATCCTTTTCGAGAGCAGGCACACGTTTAAGTTCATCAAACGCTATAGGTGCAATAAAAGGATCATCTTTAAATTTCTCTACTTGTTCCTCAATAGCGGTGTATATAAAGTAAAAGTCTGCAATAAGTTGTTTATAACTCTCTTTACTTACCACACCAGCGAGAAAATTGGTAACAAACCCAGTATTCTCTGCCATTGAGTGAGATTTAGAAGTGTCCTTTTTTATTTTTTTAGAAAATGTGGTTAAAGTCATAATTTCATTCTACATCATTTTTCTTTTTTTGTCTAGGGGGATGAAGAGATTCATCTATTGCTGGATGAAATGAGTATTCATTGTTCCATTTGTACTTAGTGTTGTTCAATTCATGTTTTTTGGGTTTTATTCCCAATAGTTTTTTAATTGTCTTTAGCATCTAGATAATCCACAAATAAAATACCTTCTAAATGGTCAATTTCGTGCTGAACCACTCTGGCAGCGATACCATCTAGTTTCCATTTCTTATATTTACCATCTTTATTTTGAAAGGTTAGTTTTATCGACTTTGATCGTAAAACTTCGCCATTCTGGTCTGGTACACTCAAACACCCTTCATCAAGTAGAACTTTTTCTTCGCTTTTCCACGTTATTTTGGGATTTACCATCAAATGAGCATATTTTCCGTGTTCTTCTGTAGACTCATCTACTATAATTACTCTTTTATTCACACCTATCTGTGGTGCAGCTAAACCGATGCCATCTGACATCCACATCGCCTGGCACATCTCTGCATAGAGTTTTGCCATCTCATCTTTGTCAAATTCGACTTCTTCTGACTTTTGCCTCAGGCATCTGTCACCAATAGTTTTAATCTTCTTCGGGGAAATCATAAGGGCCGTTTAGTTTACGTTCATGTTCTCTTTCGTCAAGAACTTCATTTATAAGGTCTTTCAGTTCTTGTCTCAATTCTGGTTCTAACATTACATTCCTCTCCAGAAATCGTCTACTGGTGGTGCAGAGTTTCTAGATGCTAGATATAACGCTACATTACAAAAGAACCAATATATGTTGGTTATCCATGCCTGTCTCCAACAATACCTTCTATTTGTTTGTACAATAAAAAGGTTAGTCTCGTTGTCTTTAACAAACTGTTCTAGTATCAATGAGATAACAAAACCGATTGCAAAAATATAAAATAGCAGATTTAGTAAACCCGCTGCTGAAAGTAAAAAACTGATCATTTTCTAATAATAATTACGTCTCCTTCGTCATCATCTTCCTGATCATTCTCAGGTTTGAATACTAGGAGTTGCTCCCCAGATTGTATATCTTCCATTTCTGGATGTACATTTCTTCTAGGAATAGGTTTGTTTATAGATTCTAGCGATGATGCGGTCATCTTCCACATAAAAGCAAATGTTGCGCCTGCGACGGCAAAAAAACATATACCATACACTAGAACTGTAAAATCATTCATCTAAAACCTGATTGTAGTATTTTCTGTATTGGAACTTGTCGTATTTTATCTATAACGTCTGCCTCGACCTTTTCTACGACTTTATCCAATAAGTCAATATCTATCTGCATAAATGGCGGAATAATACCCAATAATCGAAGTAAACCATCTACAAATAGAGCAAGAGTTGTGAATCCGAGAATCATAGAGATAACTGTTGCGTCTCTATTATGTTTTGCCATTGACTCTTCATCGATGCGTCTGGCCTCATCTATGGCATATTTGATCAGTTCATCTACCTCTGCTTTGGTATATGTCTCTCTCTTTGATCTGTATGCGTCAGAAAGGGGAAGATCAAATAGTTGACCCTGTAGGACAGAAAAATACCCGAATTTTTTTTGCGCTTTTTTTGAAACTAAAAGCTCATTTTCGCCACGGCTAGTATCTCTTTGGGATTTGGTCATAACTTTCTTTGTAGTCTAGGGGTTTCGCTTGTCGGATACAACCTACTGCTTTTTGAAAACAAAGTGAATTAAATTCACCATCTATTCCGATCAATTTGATAATGTCGTATTGAGAACTAGTCTCAACACTTTCTACTAAGTATGTATTCCCTTTGATGAGTTTGGCAATAGGATCGTCGCCAATCCCTGACCGCAAATACTCAGAAGTGTTACCTATGTAACGAACTTGATCGCCTATCTTCATATTACTTTACCTGTGAGGGTTGTAATACGTTAGCATCACTAATAATATGAAAGCGATTACTAATACGGCATAGAATGTGATTACCATAATTTTTTGAGATTACTTATACTATATCGTCATCATCCCCATCTGTCAAGGGTAATCCCATGCTTTTGTACTGTAATTGTTGCCTGAGAAATAATATCTCTTGTTTTAATTTTTTGTTTTGTTCTTCTAAGAACTCGCAATGCTCTGCGTAAATGATAATACTCATATGTAATAGAAAACCCACCTTTCGGTGGGTCTTATAGGGTTCATTTTTTTTATGTTATCTTAAGATTTCGGTACATACTTTTCTACAGTGATTGTCGTTGCAATCTATTATGCAGTCAAAGTATTCGTCGATTAGTTGATCTTGATTAGCAAGATTGTAGTCGTCGTGATGAATCCATTCTGCCATTTGATTACTTGACATCCTGTTTCTCATAACTTCCTCCTAGAACTTGGGGCCTTGACATAATAAAGAAAATCTTCATTTCATCTTTCTGTCCTTAATTCTACCACTATTTAGTGCCATTGATCTCCACTCTGTCAGGATCTTAACACTCTGTAGTTAGGAAAAACTACTCATTTAGTCTTCCATCTCATACATCATAATCAGGAAGGCCGCACTGATGGCAACCGTTGTTGACAATGCAATGATTGCCGTATGTACTACGTCCACAAAATTTACTTAACATAACGTAATATTTATCAATAAAAAAAACCCCTACGATATGTAGGGGTTTATCAGACAAGTATGGGTCTGATTATACAGACTTAGCAACTTTTAAGCCTCTGTACATGAGTTCATGTCTTTGGCGCTGTGCTGCTTCTGCGAGTACCTTTGCGTTGTACTCCTTTGAGTCGTACTCGACTCCTCTGTATGTGACTTTTGCCATTTGGTTTCTCCTAAAGTAAGTGGATTTTAAGGCCCCGTTCCTTTAGCGAACTTTTGCGTCCCTTTCGGGATGAACGATCCGTTCCGAGTCGGCTTACTTGCGTCCAATCTGCCAGGCTTCACACTGTTCATCTGATACTTTGGTATAGAAGTAATCTATAAGATACTCGTGAGCATCTGAACTAAGATTCTCATCGCTGAGTATCTCAATTCTTGCTTGGTTCCATTCGTTACATGACATCTCCCAATGGGAAGCGTCATGTTCCGCAAACATTAATACCAGCAGTGCTAATCCGTGCATATTGGATGAACGATTGTGTTAATTATAACACATATGCTTCTATTTAGTCAAGTAATTTGTAGTATTTACTACGTTTTTGATACAATTTTATTAAATCTTAAGGTTTACTTTTTATTTCATCACCTACCACTAAAGTATCTAGGTCTGTTTTATAGTATAGTTCGAGAGCATCAGCAATTCTCCCAGATATAGGTCTACCACCGTTGTTCAAGGAAGTATTCAAAAGAACAGGCACACCAGTTAATTTTTCATATTCCTTGAGTAACATATAATAATCCTCTTGTTCTGGAGATACGGTATTCACTCTACAAGTGCCATCTGCATGAGTAATAGGAGGAAATCTATCTGGTTCCAATACATCCATAACATATAACATGTATGGAGAGGGCCCATTCCAGTAAAAATACTGCGATACTTTATCTTCCAATACAGATGCACCAAATGGTCTAAATGGTTCTCTATGTTTTACTTTAGCATTGATCCAGTCTTTTCCCTGTGGATCAAAAGGGTTCATTAATATACTTCTGTTGCCTAATGCACGAGGCCCTATCTCTCCATGACCCTGATACCACCCAACAATCTTTCCTTGAGCGAGTAACTCAGCGGTGTCTTTGATCGTCTTTGTAGAGGGTCTAGGAGGTGCCTCATCATCTTGCATAAATGGAAACCCTTCTTTGGGAAGTGCCATCAAATTATATTCTTTTCTTAGATATTCTATTGCACCAATAGACAATCCCTGATCATTAGCATGTGGAGGTATGACTAGATTGGGTATAGCATCTTTCAATACCTTATTAATAATTGTGTTTTGTGCGATTCCGCCAGAATATCCTACAATATCATCTGGTTTTATAAACTCTCGAAAATGTTTTAGATAAGTTTGTTCTGTATATTCGTGTGCAGTGGCAAGATAATTAAAAATATACTGTTGGTCATGCATATTTTTCTCTATCAATGGGAAATTCCACAACTTATCCAAGTCATCAATGTGATCTACTGGCGTTACATCAAAGTTTGGTGCTTGGCCAAATGCTTTTAATGCCATGACTTTGCCTGCATGATCAAGGTAATTACCTTTTAAATTGAGAACTGCTCCCAAGTGTGACATTATAAACCCAAGACTTGAAGAGTTGAAAATATCCTGAGCATTTGACTTACAACTGTCTATTAGTTTATCTCCCCTCCATACACTTCTATACATCCAATCATCACCAAACCCATCAAACACAAAGTTGATAGTTGGTTTGACGCCCATAGGCCAGAAACTGAGAGAGTGAGCATAATGATGATCTATTCTATGAATAGGGCATTTGAATCCAAGATCTCTGAATACAGGGATCTCTATTACCTCTGTTAATTTCTGAGGATCGTATTGTATTTCATTGTGAACATGACTATCTAATACTATGGCAACCGCATCCACAAACCAAGGTTTTATATTCCACTCATCTAATATTCTTGTCCAGCCATATATGCCTTCAAATCCAAAGTGTTTAACTTGGAAGTCTCTTTCAAAAGATTTATATTTTAAATGTTCACCGTCATAATATGTCACGTTTGAATCGTGAGCACATAGACGAAGTGCTAATAATTTCATGCGACCTTGGGGCTCAAATTTTTACCCGAATTTTTTTTCCGCTATTTTTGTTTTCAAAAAGCGATTTTACATACCAGGCGGTCTAGAAGGATCTTGCATAGGCATTCCTTGACCAGGCATCTGATAACCTTGACCCATACCATGACCAATACCAGGCGGGCCCCCTTGTGGCATACCACCTCCGCCCATTGGCGGAGATTGTTGTCCAGTAAACTGTGCGTTCACGCCACCATCTTGCATCTTAGCAAAACCATGTTCAACTCTATGAGCTTCCATAGTCGTTTTCATAGACTCTATAGTTTTCTCTAGTTTAATTAATTTTGCTAACAAGAGATCAAGTTTATCTTCCATGTTGAGATCTATTTCTAATGATAATTTGATTATTTTCGTAGTCAGGAATGAAGTCTAGGACATCATCTTCTGGCCAATTCATTTCTTCGTAGAGGGCATTAAGTCTGTCCATGTCCTCCCATAGATCATTTATATGTTCTTTAGGAGCCTTTCTGTACCAATCTTCTTCTGGTTCTAAATTTCCGTGCATGTCTACCTCCCTAAGAAATAGTGATTGATGACTTCAATTTTCTCATGTGCTTGAGCAACGGCATTTATTTCATTGTCTATTGCTGCCATAATATCTGGGTGTTCCCCTATTCCTACAGGGTAGGTGAGGTAAACTTCGACATTCTGTTTATGTTTAGAGATCAAACCTTCATAGTAGGCAATCTGTGACTTGAGAATGTCATCACGCAAATGAATCATAGTTAAACTAAATTGTATTCTTGTAAGTATTTAACAGTATCAGCAGCACCACCAATGGTATATGCATCCACTGAAACTTGGGGGAAAGTAGATCCCTCGCCAAACTGAGAGTAAAATTCTTCCTTGTCGAAGTCTCGATCAAGTTTATATTCTACAAAGTTTAGTTCTGCTAATTGTAACACAGAAATAACTTTCTCGCAATAACCACATCCTGATTTTGAGTAAACGGTGAAGTTCATGTTGTTTGAAACCATTCCTTGAGTGATGATTGATAACCATGACCAACTGGGGGTTCTTTAATTCCCTTCATCCTTTTATAATCATTGTGCATCGCCTGGAGATACCATGCTTGAGCCAATTGATGTGGGCCCTCTTTCAACAACTGGGTTTGAAATTTCGATAGACCAGCCTTCATCTCCAAGTACTCCTTTCTCCACGATAATCGGTTCTCTTCTGACATCTTGTTCCTCCCAGATTTTTTTAATTTGTTCGGTTTGTTTATCAATATCTTTCATTGCATTGGCAACCTTGACTTCAATCCACTGTTGTTTCAACCATTCGATGAAACCTAGTGCAAGGTGTTGTACAAATGGGTTCTTGAATTTCTTCTTCACCCATCTCTCGGCTTTATCGTACCAAGGGTCTACGCCTTCCCCGAAGGTTTTTTCAAAGGAGAATAGCACCGATGATAAATCCTTTAGCGAACGATATACATTTCATTTGATAGTCTGTAAGTCCAAACTTATCTTGAAATTTTTTTGCCATTTTCTTATCCCACTCTTTTACATGATGCAAACCATGTACAATAGGATTCATCTTTTCGTGGTCTCCGCAAGACATAATCTTATCCTAAAAAAACTATTTAGATTATATTTTACCATAAAAAAAGACCCCTGTGAAGAGGTCTTAAGAAGTGTGTCGATTTGAATATTAACCGATTGAAGGTGCTGTTAAGGCAACCTGTGTTGACTCTGCTGATGCAAGGTCTAGTGGGAAGTTGTGTGCATTTCTTTCGTGCATTACTTCCATACCTAGATTAGCTCTGTTAAGAACGTCTCCCCATGTTGGGATAACTTTACCGTTTACATCTACAACTGATTGGTTGAAGTTGAAACCGTTAAGGTTAAACGCCATTGTACAGATACCCATTGAGGTTAACCATACGCAGACTACAGGGAATACTGCTAGGAAGAAGTGTAAACTTCTTGAGTTGTTGAATGAAGCATACTGGAAGATTAGACGACCAAAGTAACCGTGTGCAGCTACGATGTTGTATGTTTCTTCTTCTTGACCAAATTTGTAACCGTAGTTCTGTGACTCAGTTTCTGTTGTCTCTTTGATTAGAGATGAAGTAACTAGAGATCCGTGCATTGCAGAGAATAAAGATCCTCCGAACATTCCAGCAACACCAGCCATATGGAAGGGGTGCATTAGAATATTGTGTTCTGCCTGGAACACGAACATGAAGTTAAATGTACCTGAGATACCTAGTGGCATTCCGTCAGAGAATGAACCTTGACCGAAAGGATACACTAAGAATACTGCGAACGCAGCAGATACAGGTGCTGAAT